TAAAAAGCGTCCACAGAACAAAGGCTCCAGTAATCCAGCTTTTTCCCACTCCACGGAAAGCTTGTATCTGAAGACGCTTAGGTCCATGCTGAAGATAGTCGGCGATTGCGTATTGTGCACGAGTAGGAGAGGGTAGGTCTAATTGGCTCCAGAGAGCCTGTAGAAACAGCTTAAAATCGTCTTTAAGTAGATCTATCGTGTTCATGTTTTAAAGCGTGCTCTAGAGCCTTCTAGAGGCTTCTGAGTGGATTGTTTGTCTTTTAGGTAAAACCCAAAATCATAAATAGCACTAGCAATACCATTTACAGTTTTAGTGATTGGATCAGGTGGCATATCACTGTATTCATATACAGGGTTAGGTTCGAAACCAACAGCCTGTTGAATTTGGTTTAGACCACGTTGCAGATTTCTATTAAGGTGACCACCAGTCAGTTCATCAGCAACAGGTAAAAATTCAAGTGCTAATGGACCGATATTGGCTCTAAAGGAAACCAGACCGTTTTTGATAGAAATACCATTAAATGAACCGTTAGCAGATTTGATACCGTTATCCATTGCTCTAAGTTGATCAGGTTTTACACCTTGATTAACTTTAGGTGGTAGTGGTTGTATATTGTCTGCTTGGTTACCTACAGCCACTCCTGCTTCTTTCATGTTGTTGTGGTATTGCTGTCGAGTTCCACGACCAGACTCTTCTTTGAATCGAATACCATTAGCAGTACGTGATACTTCTCGGATGTGATCACCGTCCATACCTTGTGCACTGGCATCAGCCATTGCTTTACCATATGCCTTGCTATCAGCACCCTCTGGTGTAGCTAAGGCTTCATTAATTGCACGGGAGCCGCCAGTGCCTCCTCCTCTATTACCTTTTCTAGAAGCAGCTGTCTCTACTGTTCCTACTGGATACCTTTCTGTTCCATATTTACGGATAATTCGTTCTACACCGTCTTCAGGTATAAATCTTGTAAGACCTGCTTTAACGGCTTCAGCTTTAGAGGTAGGTAGGCCTGCGGCTCGCTGCGCCTCGGAAGGCGCTTTGAGCTTTGGCATTATACGTTAGTGTATATGTTGTGTGATGAGATGTTCTCTTAGTGGATTATCAAAGCGAGTTATAAAATCTCGCCAGTATTCTGTTCCTTTCTCCTGGTTACACTTAAAACAGGCACATACGCTGTTTGACGTGGTTGTCTCGCCACCCAAAGACTTAGGATGGACATGATCAATAGTGAGATCTGATGTTTCATGAGTTTTACCACAATAAATACAAGTGTTGTCAAAATGTTCTTTAATAGCGCGCCTCCATAGGCGCTTGGCTTCTGGTGACGTCATTGCTATTAAATTGAATAAATAGTTATCAGGATGTTGGAACAAAGGTGTCATTTAGTACGGCTAGCACGGTTTTTAGATCGCAGTTGTGGTCGTCCTTTTGTAGTACTGCCCTTGTAATGAGCAGCATCTCGTGGATCTCCAACTGGAATCTTTAACTTGTTGCGTAACCGGTTCGCATTTGTCTTTATGCGTTTACCCTTTGTTGTTTGTTGATATGCACTTTGTTGTTTTAACCTACGCTTTCTAGCCGCAAGTGTCTTTCTGTAATACTCAGCGGTACGACTTGCCATAGAGCCTCTGCTGTACCATTTCAGGATCAATTTCAGGCATAATGTTTGCCAATTTTTCTAGTGGGTTACCGTCATAGGCGACACCACTAATGTCATTAGTTTTTAACCAGTCACAAGCTGCCTTTAAGTCCTGAGTAGTAGCCTCACCCGATTTAATTCGAGCGAGGAACTCCTTAGTAACTAAATTATGTAGCTCGTTAAACTGATCTTCAGTTGCTTTCTTCTTCAAGACCTAGCTCCCGTCGAATTAGATCGACAGCATAGTCATCGACCTCATTGTCAGTACGCTCAGCGTATGCTGCAAGTAGATCAACAACCAGTTCTTTTACGGCTTGTGATTGAAGGAAAGCAAAAATAATTGGACGAATTAGTTTAATCATTTTACGTTTGAGTCGCGATTGGCCATGCGGTCCAGTTTATTTTCAATCCGAACCATATGTTGTTCCACTCGATCAAGAGCAGCTGAAAAATCAGATTTAGTGAGGTAGTCCTCGGCAATCCTTAATTCAAACTTATCTACTCGACGATCTAACTCAAAAACACGGGAGTGGATCCGTGTTACGAGTATTGAAAAACCGGTAGCCGCTGCAACTCCAATAGGAATTACAAGTTCTAACATTATATTTATTAGTTAGGGTCTGGAGAGACCTCTACAGGAGGTTGTGTAAACCGAGTAAAGGACCAAGCATTTTTTGATTCGTTGTAAGTACCTACAACATATGTTCCGTCTTTTTGGATGAAGGAGAATTTTTGCCCATCATCCCATGGCTTATCAGGATAAGTAATCATGTATTACCTCCTTTTTGTCCATAAATTACTAGATCTCCTGCATTGTGAGTTGGGTTAGTATTACTCCCAAAATCAACTATGGAATTACCTCCATAGACTACATTGTTTGCACCACTATAAACACGTAGCGCTTTATAGTTAGGATCACCATTACCAACAATTACGTTGCCAGTGATTGAAACACCTGTACAGCCTTGAATTTGACCCACAGAGATAACACCCTGACTAGGCATCTGAGACAGGAGGACATTACCAGTCATGGTAGTCCAGTTGGCATTAAGCTTAATTGAATAATCGGTATAACCTTCTGTACCAGTACGACCACCACGCATGTCATTACCAATAAGTCTATGAGGACCGCCATCACTAGTATTGTAATAAGCCAACCCTTTGCAGTCCATATGCACTCCTGCAACGTATGTAGCGTGACCAGCCATTAAAACAATGCCATCAGTAGCTACAATTTCTCCTTGAGAAATATAAATACTTTCAATGTTTTGACCGCCTGATTTAATTACCTTGACAGCAGTGTGAAATCTCTGAACATAGAGATTGGTAGCATGTAAGGTACGGATCATAGAATGGCCTGGTTTGGCGTTATCAATTTCAATGCCAACCGTTCCTTGCTCATCCTCCACAATTCCAGAGTAAGAAGAAATAACTACATTATCAAGTATCACACCACCGGCATTGAGGATATGAAGACCACGTTTAAAGCGTGCCTGTGTGGCATCAGTGGTCACCTCATTCATAATCTTGACGTTATTCATCACCAGATAGTCTGTACCGCCAACAACGGTAGCTGCACCTGTCCAACCAAATCTGATAGCAGATCCAAGTTTCCTACCTGTCACAGCCTTGGCCATAAGAACTAGGTTGGAAAGACCATAATAATGTGAAAAACGATTGCCATAGTCGAAGACAAAGAAGTCATCATCTTCTTCAGGAGAGTCAAACAAAAGGATTGAACTATCACCATCACCACACATTAAAAGCTTTTTATTAGTGAAGGTTAAAGTGCTTGTAATTCTGTAGGTTCCTTTTGGAAAATAGATAAGATGTTTACTATTAAGAGCTGCCCTAACAGCAACAGTGTCGTCAGTAGTACCATCACCAACAGCGCCATAATCTTTTACACTCCTATAGTCTTCTAGACGACTCTGAAGAGTACGTTGTTGACCACCAGGGTAGGTGTAAGGAATAGTGGTTGGATCACCAGCACCACCGCCAGTGCCAGCCGCTTGCCACTGATAATCAGAACCAGACCAACCAAGAACTTGACCAGCGTTAGCACTATTTATGTTTAGGTGATTATCAACATTAGAGTCAGTGTAAGTAGTTGGATGGGTAACTTGAGTCCAAGCTCCATTCTCACGACCATATTGATTTCCATCTTGAGGTGCTTCAGGGAAACTACTACCACTACCTGAGATTATGTCATTTTTAATTGTTTCGTATTTAATTTTATAGCTATCACTACCCTTATTAACGAGTAGGAAGTCAGTATTTTCAATTGTCATAGTTCAGGAAGCTCGTTGATTAAGAAGTCACCTGCGTCCATATTCAGATCATCTGTAGAAATAGAAGGCTTGATCTGACCATTAGCAGTCCTAACCCATGGCCCTGAAACAATGTCACCAGAGTCAAGACTGATAGGTAACCAGTCTGGGTCATCAAAAATAATTAGTGTGTACTGAGTAACAGTGCTCCCAGCAAGACCAGTAAATGATGAGTCAGCTGTACCACCATCTAGTACAGAATAGATATTACCTTTTAGAGCATCATTAGGTGCTAAAGCTGTGATATTAAGACCACCACGATACCCAAAAGAAGTAGTATTAATAGTACCTTGTTCTGACCATTGAGCAGCTTGAGTTGCAACGGGACGGTGACAAACAAACTCTGATTGAGTAATTAGATACAAATAAGTATCACCATCCTGCGGTTCAGGATCACCAGCTTGTACTGGTGGGAATTGAATAGCCATTAGTTATTGTTAGAAAAGACATCACTAGAGAAGATTTTCTGCTTCTTCTTGACTATATCCAGCATCTACTAAAGCAGCGATTGCAGTATCACGCATTTCAGTATAAGACTGGACCGGATAGTAAGTGTTATCACCATTGTCATTATATCCAACGGGAATATAGTCCGGCTGTACGGACAGAGCAAAGATACCTAACTGATGTATAGGTAGCTCTGTGCCGTACTTACCGCAAAGCTCTTCACTATCGATAAGCCTATTTTCAGGCTTATAGTAATATTTTGTTGGTATCATTATGCATCTCCTGTCTGAAATGTATTAAAGACAGACTCAACAGAATTTGCGTTGTCGGATGTGTATTTAACTTTGACCTTATAGTACATATTCTCTTCCAGGGTAGGCTTACCAGTCCAGGGAGTAGAACCATTTTGTGAAGCATTAGCTTCCAGGTCAGTATATTCACCAACAGTTGTCCAGGGTCCTGTTTGAGCGCTGCTCTTTTGTAGGGTCCATACACGGCTAGCAAGCGTTGCATCTGTACCTGTAACTGCTGTAGTTCCACCATTCATAGAGGTAAAAACAATAGAGCTAGGAGAAGGAGCAGAAGAAGCAACACTTGCGCCTTTGATGCGTAGATTTGGCCTCCATTGGCCCGACACTCCACTAATCTGGAGGGTATTACCGTCTACACCGATCACGTCGGTTGCAGAGGCTTCCAAGGTAGGGAGGGAGATGACATCACCGTTGCTCCACGTACCGCCGTTAACAACCATTTGGCTGCTGCTGGTATCTACGGAGACCACAGAAACAGCATTGGGATTAGAAATACCTGAATTTACCAGTAGGTTGCCGTCAATTTTTACGTAGTACATGGACGAGCCAGTGGCACTAGATGCAATCGAGTTTATTTCACCCGTATAAGTTCCAGTCCACACTTTTGCACCACCACCTCCAGGATCAGGGATTGAAGTATAGTTATTAACAGTAATGCTAGTGGCACCGCCTGACTTGACCTCGATGGTGTGCGCTCCAGAGCCAAAAGTGTGTCCAGACAGGTCCAGACTCCAGCCGCCTGAAGAGTCGGCATAACTGTCTACATCCCCACTAAAGGCATTAGCAGGGTTGGTTAAACCGGTGCCAGTAAGTGAATCACTCCAAACCTGACTCTGATTCCAATCACCACTCTGCACCACATCTCCAGCCTGGAAGTACTCTAGATCTGTTGAATTGGTGAAGGTGAGGGTAATAGCAGGAGCAGTCCCACTAATATTCGTAATCTCACTCGTCTGCGGCGTAACCAGATCACCATTCTCATCCGTCATCGAGATCGGGCCAACCATGTTGGCTAGTTCTGTGTTGTCGGAACAGGTGATGTTATTACCGGCTACAGTAGTGATAGTGCTAGAGATAGGGTTATAAGGAGCCCCAGCACCAATACCAGCACCATTTAGTGGGGTTAGGACCTCTACAGGCGCCTCAAGCTCACCAGTAATAGGGTCAACGTCTGCATACTCAACCTTGTACTGAACCCCTCCGCGTTCAACAACGAAGAGGTCAGTGTCATTTAATGTGCTCATTTCATCGCTCCTGACTTGGTACTGGGTGCCAGAGCGCTCGATAACAAATAGATCTGTGTCATTTAATGTACTCATGGCAATGTCGGGAGTGATCCAATCACCAGCGTTGCGTCAGCTGGCATCCAGTGACTCATTGATTGATTCCAAACCAAAGCTTGACCATCAGTCGGAACATGTCCAGATGAGGAAGTATCAACGTCAGTTAAATCACTAATAGAATCTGGAATGGTTGGTTTATTACTCAGGTCGTTGTAGTCACCAGAAAATCCGCCACCACCACCACCACCTGTAGTTGCGTCGAGATTAATTTCAGTATTACCAGATTGGTTAACAGTAAACGTACCTTTAGTAGTGCCACCCTGTTTGAGGGTAATAGTACCGTCACCAACTGTTGGGATAGTCGGCTGATTAGTTAGGTCGTTGTAATCACCACTAAATGAATTACCAGCATCACCTTGGTCACCTTTTTCACCAGCAGGACCCTGCGGTCCAGCCTTAGAAATTGAAACCCACTGAGAACTTGCATTATCTACATAGTAGATATAAGTAAGAGCATGATAAGAGTCAAACCAAAGGTCTCCACTTTCAAGTGGTCTAGCAACATTAGTACCAACAGCAGGATATTCGTATGGAGGAGTATCACTAACAATAACTTTACCTGGAGGTCCAAAGTTACCTGTAGGACCAGCAGGACCTGAATTTGTAAAACTAACCCATGTTCCTACACTTGCATCCCAGAAATAATGACGAAGATCATCTGTATCATTCCAGATTTTACCGTCTTGTTCGTGTGTAACTGCAGCAGGTTGCTCGTCTTGAACGTAGGAATCATGCCTAGCAGCAATAGCTTCAGCATTAAAGATATGAGAACTATTTAAAAGTGCATCAGCTTGACCAGAAGTCTGCTGGTTAGCAGTAATAGTATCGTCTGTCTTGCTCCAGTATTTTAGATCTGAAGCGTTGCTATATCGTTCTGAATAGCATCTTACCTCTTCGACAGCAGCTTTAATAACAAAGAAATTGTTGTTTAAATCTTCTGCTTTAATCGAATGACCAGGGAAGAACTCCGCAGGGAGCGGTAGTAGATCAGTACAACGGTAAATGATAAATTCTTGATCAAATGCCGGTGCATCATTAAATCGAATTAAAGTATCATGTTGAAAGGACCAATCCGCATTCGGAATAGTTGTCCAACTTACGATACTTGTATCAAAGAAAGCAACTGCGATGTCATCTTTTTTAAAGTATTCAAATGTAATTAAGTATTCTTTTTGTACACCATTACCGGTGTATGCGTCTCTTGCGCTATCGCAATTGTGACATAGAGCCATGATTATCTAGTTGGAATTAACAGTTCTGTTGTCCTATTATTCATACGATCTTGCTCTTGCTCAAATCGACGTTGATTTAGCTCACCACCTGACTCTTCATTAATCCTGTGGATAGCAGCTTCTTTAGCAAGGTTAAGCTCCTTATCAAGCATGATATGGATACTGCCAAAGTCCTGAAGACGTGGAGGTAGTTCGTTATTAGCACGGGCTTCTTTGAAGGCAGCCCTAAACTTTTTACCATCCACTGACTGCATAATCTTTTGAACAGCCTTTTTAAATGTTCCGTCTTGACCAATGTATTTATAGACCTGTGCTTGTTCTGGAATAGTAAGTTTCAGACCTTGACCATCAGTCATCATTGACGGACGGTGGTCATACTCGATATCCATCAGAAATTGTTTCTCATCGTTAATCTTTCCGTTTACCTTCCAAGGACTGTAGGTGTTGTAGACACGAGCAATAAAGTTACCAGGCTCATTAATTAAGTCACCATCAAACCAGTCATACTGTTCAGGCAACATACCTTTTGCAGGTGTTCTGTTAGCCATCATTGCAAAAAGATTTTCTTCGACAACACGCAGCTCAGGACTGATTAGACGGGTAAGCTCAGCCATCTGACTGGATCCACGGAACACAGTAGAAGGTAAGAATGATGATGCCCAACGGTTAATAGCAGCAGGGTTACCATCCGCAATGTCATAAAGAGGTTCAAGACCAGCAAGCATTGACTTATCAGTAATGGATGCAGCAAGAATAAAACCCATAGCATTGAGACTGGTAACAAGGTTTCTCTCATCTAGAGAATCAAAGTTATCCATGATGTCAGCAGTCAATGCCAGCCAATCAGTAAAAGGACCAAGGTTGTCGTAGCTCACCCAGTTGCCACCAGGAGCTTTAATTGACCTAGGCTTCCAATCCATGTCACGACGTACACGTTGCTTTTGTCTGTCGTAGTGACCGTTACCAGTGATGCGATCGTTCATGAATAGACCGAAAGCACTCATAGTTGCAAGTGCACCAATAGCCTTTCGACCTTTTAGCTCAGCTCTAATCGCGTTGTAGTTAGCCTCAGCAAACTCAATAGGCTCCATAGGAATACCTCTAGATGACAGCAGCTTTTCTACCTTTTGAATAGGCATCTGCTCAAACGGAAGGCTGAATGCATTAAGCTGATTGGCAAACACACCAACTGGGCTGTGTGTACCGAACAACTGGATCATATTGACAGGTGTCTTATTAAACAGAAGGAAAGGACGCAGACCAGGTACACGATTTAAGAATGCAGAGAGACCATCGGTAAGCTTGTTATCCAGGTTCATAGCGATCTCACCAGAAGCCTGTTTAACAGCCTTGTCTGTAACGATCTCTCGACCCATAGAATCCTTGCCCCAAATCTCTTTGTAAGACTTCTCGTAAGCAGCTTGAATATCGTCTGGTTTTACAGAACCAATGTTTACAGCATCAAATGCTCTACCTCTAGCCTCAGCAACACCAATAACAGCCTGAGTAAAGCCATCAGTAGCCTGCATCAAGCGTGTACCAAATCGCAGCCAAGGATGGTCAGCAAGAGCTTGAATCTCTTCAATCTGTGCCATCAATGCTTGAGGACCATATTCACCTTGCTTAGCCTTAGCATCTGCATAGGAATTAAGAATCTCAATCTGCTTTTCGTTTTTTCGGACCAACATCTCACGACCAGTAACACCCGCATATGTAGGGTCTTTTGCTGAGCGAGTCATGGTTTCACCGAAGTACTTCATACCCTTCTGCATAGCCTCTGTAAAGGCTGAATACTGATAGAGACCTCTTCGTAAGGTGTAGCTATCACGGTGCGACATAGCGCCAGCGAACGTAGCTACAGGACGTTCAACAAGCAGAGCACCTGCAGAAACAACAGCCTTGATAGGTGTAGCGAATGCAGACAGTGTGCTGTTATAAACATTAGACCAGAAACCCTGCATGATCACAGAAGGGATCTCAGGCTGCATGTCAACTAATGCTTTGTTCAACACTCCAGTTGATTGTCGGAAGTAGTTATTTAGAGCATCAATAGTCTTTACTGAACCATCACTAGCCTCGTATGCGAGCATCAGAGGTTCAAGCATCTCAGGGTTCTTTTCTTTAATTTCACGAAGTGTGGCAACAGCAGCTTTAGCTTCTGCCTGTAGTTGCTTCAGGGTGTCAGCACCTTGCTTACGCAACTGTGCAGCAGTAGGCTTTTCTCCACCACGCTTAAATATATTCATCAAGTTAAGCAGCAGACCACGTTGCTTACCTGTCTCTCCATTAGCCACCATCAGTAACTCAATACGATCCAGGATCTGCTCCTGTGAACGCAAGACACCAGCAGTACCTTCTGAATAACGCATACCTTGCGCCATGTCAGAGACCTGACCAGCAATAGATGTACGAACAAGAGAGTCAGCAACACCGTCAGTAGCAAGACCAAACTGCTGCATGGATTCTTTAAGCATCAACTTGACAGCAGTCATACCCTCAGATGACATCATCGGAGCACCTGTGTCAGGGTTAATACCGACCTTCATTCTGTCTAACTCACGAGTAAGCTCTTTGTTAGACATGTAGCCAAGTGATTCAGCTAGGTCTTCACCAGCCTCGCGGATAGTTTTAGAGTTAATATACTTACCACTCTTGAGTTTGTAACCGTATTCATCAGCTTCAAGTAAAGTTTCCCGCAGACCCTTCATCACATTGGTGTATTCTTCTACACCCTCCAGTGAATACTTCAGTGCAGGTTCAGTCATTACACTGCCCAGACGACCATATGTGGTATCTAGGTTGTTTTGAACACGAACAAAGTCAACAGAAGCGCCAACAATACCCATGTCATCAGCTGACCTAATACCCATTTCTTCATAACCGTACAGGTCATGTAGGCCAAAGATAGGTTCATCTAGGTTCTGTGACTTAGAGAAGTTATAACCACCAAGGTTGTCAAGATCTTCTGTACGCTTAGCAACACCCTTATCAATTACATCTTCTGTTGCATCAGGTGTGTTATTTTTCAGCCAAGTCTTGGCTTTTTCTGACTCGGGAATCCATCGTGTAGCAGCCTTAGAACCCGCAAGTTTTGCAGCTAACTTGACAGCTCCACCAACAATGTCAGTGAAGATACCAAGACCAGTGCTTTCATAAATGTTCTTAGCACGCTTCTGATCAGGACTATCAGTGTCAAGTGTGGCAAGGTCACTAGGCACCCAGCCAAATGTCCTAGGGAAGGACCTCTTTAGTGTGCCAAGTATGTTGTCATCACGTTCATTGACCTCAGCCACAAAATCAACACCAGCACCGATACCAGCACTAGCTGCTGTAGAACCAAGCCACTTAACAAAAGGATCAGACAAAGCTGAAATCTTGGAACCTTTACCAGCAGCTTGCAGAGCACCAACACCTGTCAGTGTAAGACCAACAGTAGGTACAACAACACTAGAGATATCTCTAATAGCTGCAGCAGTTTCGTTCTGATATGTAGGAAGCTTAGGTATCTCGACACCAGGGATCTTGTTAATAAGGTCTATGCCCCAATCAATAGTACCTGTAGCAACTGCCTCACCAGGCATTACAGGACCTTTACCAGCAAGGATATCCTCTACTGGCATAGGTTCATTTTTAGTCTGTTCTGCCTTAGCAGGTTCAGGCTTTACGTCAGGTTTAGAGTTAGAAGCAACATCGTACTCAGGCTTTTCCTCTACCTCTGTTCTTAGTGTTTCTGCATCGGCTGCTCTTTGTTCATTAGCAGCCTGCATTTCTAATAGTTCATCCTGATCAATCCCGTCCGGCGTACCGTTAAAGATTTCATTAATAGGATCGCTCATAATATTGAGGGTCTAAATGTTGTAGGGTCTTGGAGAGCTTGCTTTCCATAACCGTAACTACCAGCATTACGAATAACCTTTCCATAGTATTCTTGGTTCTCCCTACTACCAGGGATAGGACCGCCATACTTTTTAATGTTACCCATACCACCGTTGTAAGCAAAAATAGCAAGGCGCATATCGCCTTTAAAATAATCAATAAGGTATCTTAGGTACTTAGCACCACCATCAATAGCAGAAGCAGGATCATATACATTTACTCCAAACTCTGCAGCTGTAGGATCCATAAACTGTGTCAAGCCTTTAGCACCTGAAGGACTAATAGCGTCAGGGTCCCAAGCTGACTCAGTTTGGATAAGTCCAGCCAAGATAGCTGGATCAATATTGTGCTTTTTAGCTGATGCTTCCACCATAGGACCGAAACCCTTAGGCACGATATCTGGTGTAAAAGCTGATACTCCCATCAGACCTCTATTAGATCTTTCAGGTGTTTTATATTTATTAAGTAGTCTCTGCTGTGTAGGAGTTAGTTTATTAACTACCTCAATAGCAGGACTAGGAGGTAATGCATCCATTCCATTAGCCTTTAATTGTCTGTTTAAAACCGTGAGTGGATCTACACCTAACTTGTCTGCGATATAATCAATCTGTGGATCAGTAGTCCAGTTCTCAGAGCCAAAACCTTTGACCATATTCTTCAATGAGTCTTGTGAGAAAAGAGCGTTTGGCATATCAAGAACAGCACCACCATATGACTGAAGGTTTGAATCAATAAACCTGATTCGATAGTCCATCTCTTCCTGAGCTGTCTGAACACCACCTCTGTCAAATGCAAACTCATGTGCATAACCATTGGCAGATTGCTTTACAGACTCAAACTCAGATTGAACTTGTCTGTAGGCATCACCCACAGGATCATTACTCCCACCAAGCGCATAGTCAGTAACAAGCTTCTGAAACTTCTGCTGCTGCCTAGCAACCATCAAACCCACAGTAGGATGTTGCTTACTATCTCTAGTAACGTTGGCTTTGTGCTTGACCATATCTTCAATAGCATCAAGCTGGACCTTTAGATCTCCACCATTTGCTTCAAGTAATTTGTCAGTAGTCTGAGCAACAGTCAAGTATTCCTTTTGCAGTTTTGGATCAAAACGCTTAAGTCGGTCTGTAGTGAGCAGATTATTAGCTATGAGATTTTCAATTTGATCTTTTTGAACCTCACGTTGCTTAGCATCAACACTGGAGTTCTTGAGTGCTAGTAAACCTGTAGCTGACCTACCAGGATCAAGACGTTCTACAATAGCAATAGCATCATCAATCTGCTCATCAGTGAAGCCATCTGTATCAGCTTTATCAATAAAAGAATCAACTAACTCTTGCTCAGCTTTCTCAAATTCTTGCCTACGATCAGTCTCTTCGTTTTCCCAGTCCTGCCGCCTCTGTGCAGCAGCCTGTCTACGGATCTTGCCAAACCTAGTTGCATAAAGTTCACCATAGGTACGACCTTTAGGGTCACCAGGGATAAGCTGACCTTCCATAGCAACAAGATCACCTTCAGAGTATTTACCAGCAGCAATACCATCAGT